GTTCGAGAGGCAGGAACTCAAGAACCTGCAGAACGAACTGCGGGAACGGAAGATCGAGGCTCTCAAGCTCTACCGGCCGAACCCGAACCAGGAGGAGATTCACAAGTGCCGAGCGAGTGAAGTGCTCGTCATCGGCGGGAACCGGTCGGGGAAGTCGCTCTGCACGTTCGTCGAGGACGCGCGGGCGGTCACCGGCCAGGATCCTTTCGACAAGTACCCGAAGGAAAACGGCGTCCTCATCATCATCGGGAAAGATTGGAAACACCTCGGACTTGTGTGTTATCCAGCACTGATGAAACCCGGGGCGTTCAAGATCATCAAGGACGCCGAGACGGGAGAGTGGCGGGCGTTCGATCCCGCCACCGATGCGGCGAGACAGAAAGAGGCCCGCCCCGCTCCACCGCTGATTCCCCAGCGGCTCGTCAAGAAAGTCTCGTGGCTGCTCAAGAGCGCCGGCTACTGCCAGAAGATTTCGCTTACCAACGGTTGGGAGATCCACTTCTTCTCGAGCGAAGGCGAGCCCGTCCAGGGGTACAGCTGCGACCTAATCCACTGCGACGAAGACTTGAACGACGAGCGATGGATCCCCGAGAGCCTGGCCCGCATCGTCGATCGCAAGGGGAAGTTCCAGTGGAGCGCGATGCCGCACTCCACCAACAACGCGCTCCTCGGCATGAAGGAACGGGCGGAGGCCAGCGAAGCCGCTCTCGGCGACAAGTCCTCGATCCGGCTTTTCCGGCTCCGCTTCCTCGACAACCCGTATCTCGACGCTGACGAGAAGCGCAAGAGCATCGAACGCTGGGCGGCCAGCGGCGACGACGTGCTCCGCATGAGGGCTGAGGGCGACTTCATCGTCGACAGCGTCCTCGTCTACCCATCGTTCGATATGTCGATTCACGGGCTCGACCGGGCCCAACTCCCCGACGGGCAGATCCCGTCCAACTGGTGCCGCTACGCCGTGGTCGATCCCGGCCATGCGGTGACCGCCGTGCTGTTTGCCGCAGTGCCCCCTTCGGAAGAGTTCTGGCTCGTCTACGACCAGCTCTACCTGCGGCAATCCAACGCCCTGGTGTTCGGCGAGCACTTCACGAAGAAGGTGCAAGGCCAGCACTTCCATGCGTTCTTGATCGACGCCCACGGCGGCCGCTTGAGAGACATCGGCTCCGGCCGGCTCCCGGTCGAGCAGTACACGGAGCAACTCATGAAGCGGGGCATCCGCTCGGAGATCACCGGCAGTTCATTCCTCGCCGGGTGTGACGACGTGATCGCCCGCTGCGAGAGCACGCGCGCCGCGCTCCACATCCGTCCGCAAGGCTCACCGCAGTTACGCGTGCTCCGCGGGGCCGTGCCCGACCTCGAGCGGGAGATCAAGCGGTATCGCAAGGTCGTCAACTACGTCAGTGGCACGCCGATCGTCACCGACAAGCCCAACACGCGCGGCGAAGTCCACCTCTGCCAGTGCTTGGAATACCTCTGCGCCTACCGACCCGCCTACCACCAACCGCCGGTCATCACCAACGAGCAGGAGCCGTGGTGGGTCAAGTGGGTCGCCAACCGCCGCAAGTCGATCACCGACGGATCGTTCGTCTATCTCGGACCCCAAGGAGGCCGTAGCTGATGTACCAGATGCCCCGCCCGCAACCGGGCGATCTCATCCTCTTCTCCACCGACATCCACAACTTCTCGAATCCCTGCATCGGTTGGGTCACCGACGAACGCGGTGAATGCACCGTGAACATCCTCGCCTTCACGCCGTCGGGGTTCGTGCAGAAGTCGAGCGTCCACCACAAGGACGATCCGGCGCTCCTCGAGAACCCCGGCTGGGCGGAACTCGGCTGCTGGGACTACGCACCGCTCACCACCCTCATCCAAAAGCTCTCGAGAAATGCCGACGCAAAGCCTGCCGGAAAGTAATCCGCTGCGGCAGCTCGTTCGAACCTGGACGAAGAAGTTCGAGGCCGCGATCAAATACAAAAAGCCCTTCGCCGACGACGCGCGGGAAGCGGCGATGTTCTACGACTCCGACCACAACTCCATGTGGAAGGACGCCTATGCGCGGGGTGAACGCGGCTACAACAGTTCGATCGCTCCCCCGGCCTTCCGGATGCAGGTCAACAAGGTCTTCGAGCTGATCGAGATCTTCGGCTCGGTCATCTACCACCGGAACCCCGTCCGCACCGTCACGCTCTACCAGCAGCCCGACCTGCCGCCCGACGCCTACGGCCTGCCGGCCGATATGTCGATGATCTCGCCGGAGCAGACGCAATTGCTCGACATGGCCCAGTCGGACGCCGAGGCCCGCCAGAGCCGGGAAGTGGCCCGGCAGCTGCTCGAGTCCTACCTCAACTACACGCCCAACGAACTCGACCTCAAGCGGCAGGCCAAGAAGTTCGTCAACGAGGGGCTGATGAAGGGCATGGGCGTCCTCTGGCCGGAACTGGTCGAGATCGAGGCGTCCGGATCGGAGCCGATTCGGATGGTGGGGAGTTTCTACGACTCGGTCGACAACCTCTTGATCGATCCCGACTTCGACAACATGGACGACATGCTCTGGTGCGCTCGTCGCTGCGTGCGGCCGCTGGAGGAGGTGGCGCTCGAGTACCAGATCCCCGAGGACGACCTGGCACGGCACCTGGACGGCAACACCGAGATCAAGGCCGACAACGAACCGCGCAACACGAAGAAAAAGTCCGGCCAGACCCAGCGGCTCGTCACTTACTACAAGGTTTGGAGCAAGTGCGGGGCCGGCGACCGCTTCAAGGACGCCCCCAAGGAAAGCCGTGGGCTGTTCGACTCCATCGGCCGGTACTGCTACCTCGTGATCTGCGAGGGGGTCGACTATCCGCTGAACCTCCCGCCATCGGTGATGGAGGAAGAGATCGATCCCGCAACGGGCGTGCCGCAGAGCCTCGTACTCCGCATGTCCTGGCCGGTCCCCTACTACGTCGATCCCGGTGGCTGGCCGTTCGTGCCCTTGGCTTTCCATCCAAAGCCCGGGTACGCGTGGCCGATCTCGCACATCAAGCCCGCAGTGGCCGAGCTGCGGATGCTCAACTGGGGCATGTCGTTCCTCGCGAGCCGGATCGCCACGAGCTGCGAGACGATCATCGCGGTTCAAAAAGCCGCCGACCAGGAACTCAAGGATCAGCTTCTCGCGCCGAGCGAAGGCGGATTCAAGATTATTGAACTGGCGGAATTGCTCGGCCGGCGGGTCGAGGACGTACTCAGCACGTTTCAACTGCCGCAGGTCACCAAAGACTTGTGGGACATCCTGAATGCGGTGGCCGACCAGTTCGCCCAGCGCACAGGCCTCACCGAACTGGCCTACGGCTACACCCGCAACCAGTTTCGTAGCGCCGCCGAAGCCACGATCAAGCAGGAAAACATCTCGGTCCGGCCGGACGCCCTCGCGAACGAACTCGAGGACGCCATGTCGACGCTCGCCCGCCGGGAGGCGCTCGCGGTCCGGTGGCTGCTCGAGCCCAAGGACGTGGCCCCGGTGCTCGGGCCGATGGGCGCGGTGGCCTGGGAGCGGCACGTCGCCAAACGCGACGTCGTGAGTCTCACCAGAGATTTTCTGTTCCGCGTCGAGGCGGGGAGCGCCCGCAAGCCGAACAAGTCGAGCCGCGTCGAGCAGATGACGCTGGCCGTGCAAACGCTGGGGCCGATTCTCGCGCCGCTGGCGACGGGGGGAGTGGTCGAGCCTTTCAACGCGCTCATGAGGGACTGGGCGATGAGCCTCGACATCGATGCCAGTCCTTATCTCATTCCCCCGCCGCCCCCCCCGCCTGAAGCGCCGCTCGGCCTGCCACCCCCTCCCGCAGGTCCGCAGGCAGCTTCGGCGGTGGGGGGCCCACCTGCCGTATGAAAGACGTTCCAGCAGACATTCAACGCGCCGGTAGCGAGGCCGCCCGCATGTACGAGCGGCTCATTGCCGAAGGCTACGGCCATCGGTGGGCCGAAATGTGCGCCCTCCAGCGGCCGCCGGGTGCGAAGGGCACCGACCGCGCAGTGATGCAGGGCCGCTACGCCGAGCAGTGGCTCGACGACATGCCAACCGACCAGGCCCGCCGGATCACGCGCGAGGCGAAGGCGGCCGGCATCAACATCAGCGGCAAGTACTACTGCTCGGGCCTCGCCGACAAGCGGGGCCATTGCGATCCCGCAGCGTGGATCGACAGCTCTGCCGACATCAAACGCGTGGCCGTGCAACGGAACCTCACGGTGCGGGGCATCGTCGACCACGAGGCCGCCCCGACGCCGCCGCCCAAGTCCAAGCCGCTGAGCGAGCGGCTGATCCGCGAAATGTCCGCCATCGAACGCAAGCGGCATCCCGGCAAGAGCAAGGCTGAACTCCGCGAAATCGTCATCGACAAGTACGCCCCCAGGTGGAAGCGGAAGTGATGTTCACCGCCCAAGACGTCATCGATCACCTCCTCACCGCCACCGGCGGCGGCGCCCAAGACGGCGAACACCGGGCGATCCGGCAGGCCGTCGTCCACGGCGTCCGCGAAGTCTTTCAGTCTCGCCAATGGCTCTGGCACACGAAGACGGGCGCCTTCACGACGAGCCAGGTATCGACAACGGCCACCGCGATCACTTCCGGCTCCCCGGTCATCACGGTCGCCAGCTCCGCGGGCATCGTCCCGGGCCGGATCCTCGCCATCGCGCCGGGGTACTTCGCCAACACAGTGCGCGTGGCGAGCGTCCAGGGCACGAGCGTCACGCTCGACCGACCGGCCACGGCGACGCTCGTAGCGCCCAACACCGTCACCGTCCTCGCGCAGACCTACTACGACCTGCCCGCGAACGTGAAGGATATCGACGCCCTATGCACCGAGACGGTCGGCACCCTGCACTGCTACGTCTCACCGACTGAGTGGCAGCGGCTCGAGGTCAACACCCGCGGGGCTGGCGAGCCGTACTACTACACGATCATGCGGAGCGACGTGAACCCGGATCGCTACCAGGTCCGGTTCGTGGGCGTACCCACCGACGGCACGGTGGTGTCCTACACCTACCGCTATATCCCAGAACACATCCGGCTCATGGGGTACGAGCCGTCCTGCCGTGCCGGCACCGCCACCGTGGCCGCCAACTCGGTTACGGTGACCCTGACGGGAAACACGCTGCCGCAGAACCTCGACGACACGGTGATTCGCTTCGGCACCGCGACGACGAACGCCGACCCGATCGGGGCCCTCAACCCGTTCGTCTACGAGCGTCGGATCACAAGCCGGCTCACCGACACGACGCTCACCATCGACTCGGCACTCCCGGCCGCGGTGACGGGGGTCAAGTACGCGATCTCCGATCTGCTCGAGTGTTCGCCGCAGATGTACACGGCGATCCTGTCGGCAAGCGAAATGTGGTACGCGAGGCTCGCCGGGAAACCGGCCGTCGAGGTCGTGCAGCTCTTTAACCGCGACCTGCGGCTGGCGATGGAGAACGATGTCGTGTCTCCGCTCTCCGGGCGTCCCCGGATGATCGACTTCCCGACGGCCCGCTCGATGGGCTGGAAGTCCGCCCAACTTCCGGACGAGGGGTGAACCATGCGCATTGAAAAATGGCTTGGACTCGCCACGAGCGTCAGCCCCTACGCGCTCCCCCCGGGCGCGATGGTGAAGCAGAACAACCTCCAGATCCTCCGGCCCGGCGAACTTCTGCCCCGCCCCGGCCTCGAGGCCGTGTATTCGGCCAAGGACTACGACGAAGTCATCGGCATCTACCGGGTGAGCAACGGCGGAAGCGTATCGGACGCCTTGATCGTGTGCTTCAAGCCCAACGCCACCACCACGACGATCAAGTACCTCTCCCCAGTTCCCAGCGGCAACGAGAACCAGTGGGCGATCAACACCGTCGCCACGATCTCGACGACCGCGACCGCCAGCCCGACTTTCTGTGAGGATCGGCACGGGCGGATCTACTGCTTCCTGGGAAATGGGATTTCGCCGCTGGTCATCACTCGAGACGCAAACCCTGCCCAGGCTCTCGGCCTGCCCGCCCCAACCGTCGCCCCGAGCGTGACGCCGACGGGCAGCGGCTACTTCATCGAACGCGTCGACGTGCTCGACGGCGGCGGCTCCTACTGGGCACCTCCGCCCATCGTGATCGCAGGCGGCGGTTCTCCGACCAGGGCGGCCAGGCTCAAGACGATCATCCAA